TGAATACATGATGAAAGCGCGTTCTTTGATACCAACCTGATTAGCAGACAACCCGATACCCTGATAACATATCATGGCCCTATGCAATTCACTCTGTAGTTTCTTGCGGTCTAAACCAATAGAGCAGGACTCTAATGGGTTCTTTAAAATTGGGTCTGTTACAGGAACCAACCCTAATACTGGTATTGGTCTTATTGAATGATTGCCGTCCATTATGTTCTCCCATGAAAAATAGTAGCGTAATTCGTATTTGTTTCAAATCTATACCAAGCACAATTGTCTTTGCCTGTCATGTTACCGAACCATTTGATTCGTCCAACACTCACAATCTTCGAACAATACTTTATATATTCAGAAGATTGTTTGGTGTGCATCCAATCAGCATCGAACAATAACCATGTAGTCTTCAGTGATACAAAATGTTCAATCATTGGATGTAGTAGTTTCCTATCCCAAGGTGGATTTGTTATAATGAAGTCCGACTCGTATAATTCTTTCTCACCAATATCACTGTAATCGTTTCTTGCGATACCATGCAACTGTGGTTCTATATCACTGGCCCACATGCACTGCCCACCAAAATGTTCTAAGTGCCTACACAGTTGTCCATCACCAGCACAAGGTTCTGCAAAAGTGAACCCCTTTGGTAAATGGTTGATTAGAGGTTCTACCGCCGCAAATGGTGTGGGGTAGAAATCTCTAGGTTTTCTTTCGAAGTCTGATCTTTTACCCATCTGATATATGACTGAAGTTTTTCACCTTCTCAAATCTAATGGTGCTTCGGAACTTGTCTGCGAGTGCATCCTGTTTGTGACTGATCACAAATACGTTCTCATCACCAAGTGTGTTTAGAATCTTTAGGAACTCATCTGTACCTGTACCGTCAAGTGAGCTATCAAAGATTTCATCCAGTATCAACAGGTTCGTGTTCGTACTGTTCTTCATCTTTGCAACTGCTCTCCATGTGAATAGCAGTGCAAGGTCAATACGCATCTTCTCACCCTCACTGAATGATGCATAAGAGAACTCATCACGATAGCGAGACTTGATGGTTTCCTCAAAGTTTTCATCCAGCGTGAAGTTTACATAGAACTCCATCGATGTAAGATAGGTGTTGATGAGCTTGTTCATGATAGGAAGATATTGTTTGATAATCTTTGTCTTGATACCTGTATCCTGTAGCATATTCTTTGCAGCTTCAGCATAGGTCTGGTCCTCACGCAACTTTGACTTCTGCATATCAAACCCTGATAGAATTTCTTTTAACTCATTCAACTTACCATGATCACTCTTGTTTACCTTGCAACTCTGCAACTCATTAATTTCTGTTTGTAGTGTCGAGTTGAACTTCTCAAGTTGAACCAGCGAACTATTCTCTTTGGCAATCTCAACCCTGTTTGTTTGTATGTTCTGGTTAACCTCGTTGATCACATTGACCTTCGCCTGTGTCTGTTTCAGTTCCTCTAGAAGTTCTCCCATTCCAGAACTGAGTTTTTCTGACTTGGAGTTTTCTTTCGCAATCATATCTTCTTTGAACGACTCATCAATATGTTGTTGACACACGGGACAGTCTTCATTGCTCTCAAAGAAGTTAATCAGTTTGGTGTGAGCCCTGTGTTTTTCTTTCAACTGAGACTGAATGTCCTTGAGTTTACTGAACTTTTCTTCGATCTTTGCAGAGTTAGAAATCTTCTCATGCATCTTAGAAGTGTCATCCTCAAGGTCAGAAATTCTAGACCTCTTGTTGAAGATTTCTTCCTCATTACCAGCAATCAGAAATGTCTTTTCCTTAATGAGTTTTTCTCTGTTCTGTTCTACATCTGCAATGTACTTTTCCTGTAGAGCAATCTTCTCTTGAGACAAACTGTACTGATAGTCCACATCACGCATGTCATCAGAAATAGTCTTCAGCTGTTGTTTGAGAAGCATGTTCATCAGTGAGAAAATCTGAATGTCGAGAATTTCTTCAACAACCTCACGGCGGTGTTTTGACTTCAGTTGCATAAACGGAATAAAGGTAGAACTACCAAGAATAACAACCTGAGTGAAACTACGATAGTTTAGCTTTAGGATTTGCTGTTCAAGATACTTCTGGTAATCACGCGAGTTAGCGTCTTGGTTATACAACTTACCGTTGACATGAATTTCAAACACATTTGGTTTGATACCACGAATAACCTTAACCTTCTTAGTTCCAATGCGAAACTCCACCTCAACAATTGCAGCACTGCCATTGACAGAGTTTAGAAGTTGAGGTTTGTTAATACTACGGAATGGCTTACCAAACAAGCCAAAGCAAAGAGCATCCAAAATAGTAGACTTACCGGCACCGTTTTCTCCAATAATTAATGTGGTTGAATTTCTGTCTAACTGTATCTCTGTAAAGTTATTACCAGTTGATAGGAAGTTCTTCCATCTCACAGTCTCAAAATGTATCATATCTCTAAATCTTGGGCCTCTGTATAAAGTGACCGCATCGTATTTTTCAATCGGTCTTTGCTCAGTGTAACATCCAGTTGGTCAATGTATTTCTCTAGAAGTGTCATCGTGTCTTCAGTATTCTCCACAATATCATCAGATACATTGTCAGCATCCAACTCAGAGAAGTCTTCGATAATCTTGACCTCAAATGCGTCAGCCTGCAACAGTCTATCTGTGAACTTGTCAAACTGATATAAGTCTTTCTTATTGACTACAATCAGTTTCACATACTTGTCTTTATACTTAGATACATCTTCATTAGTATAATCAGTAGTAGTATCGTCATAGTAAATCTTCTCAAAAAGTGTGTAAGGATTGACAATGCGTTCAAGTTCACGTTTCTCTGTATCGAAGATGTGAAACCCCTTGGCGTCATCGTAGTCACTCCAAGTCATCTCATATGGTGTACCCAGATAATATATCTGGCCGTCATCTGATTTGTGATGAAAGTGACCACTGAAACACAGGTCAAACCTACGAAACAATTCCTTGTCAAATGCACCTTCAGATTTATGTCCCTTGTGCATTTCGAAACCATTTACTTCTAGATGACCCATCAAAACTTGAGCGGGAGAACGTGACAAAGCTGCCATAGATTCTTCATAGTTATTCGCATTGATCCACGGCATGAACTGAATAGGACAACCATCAAACTCCACAACTTGTGGTCCAGTGTAAATGTTGCATCGGTCAGAACCTACAAGTTCTTCCATCGAATTGACTTCATTGGTGTTCTTGTAGTATGTGTCATGGTTGCCAATGATAAGATGAAGGTCAATACCTAACTCTTGAAAACGACCAATAAACTTTTTACGAAAATCAGATGCAGTTTTGAAGCTGATAAACTTTCTACGGTCAGTGACATCACCCATGTGAATACAGGTTGTGATACCACGTTTCTCTAGGGTAGGAAAGAATACATCATCATAGAATTTGTAGAAAAAGTCATTAATGTTTTGGTTATCATTTCTGGCACCAAAGTGAGTATCAGTTATAATCGCAATCTTCAACGCTCATCACCAAGAACTGCTACATTTTCAATGTCATCTTCCATAAAATTCTCTAGTCCCTTTTTACTTTTTTTTTCTACCTTCTTCGGTTTATAAACATCCTCAGCTGGCAGATTATCAATAGCAAAAGAATTGTCGATACTATAATTAGTCGAATCACCCGGCATCGTATCAAAAGATTGGTAGTTACTACCCGCTATAATTTTATTTTTAACGTGGGTTTGCTTTTTTTCTTTTTGAATTCTTCGGATGAAGGCGTAGTAGATGATTTGCGTNAAATACGCGAAAGGGTTGTTTGACTTCTCTGGATTGAAGTTTGAAGCATATTGTAAGCAGTTTTCGATACCATCTGAAATCATGTCATCCTTATATGTGTAGTTAATAAAATTAGGCCGATAAGATAAATGCGTTGCAATCTTCAGAAAACACTCACCAATGTAATTTGTTACAGCAGGTTTTTGTTCTTCTGCCTCTTCAGCAATCTTGCACTTCTCTTTCCACTCAATCATCGCCTGTAGAAAAACTTTGTTATCTACATAATGTTCACCTTTAGCTTTCGCCATAATTACTCTCCTAAACTTTATTCACTATACACCACCACAACTATAATGTCAAGGAACAATAAAATAAAAAGGAACCTTGACTCCTCACAGTTTTAGTGTTACATTTAGCTTGTGCTGGGTTACAGAAATACATTAATGAATTGATTTATTCTCTGTATCTAGTTCGTCTAATAGTTCTTCGTATATTTCTTCTTCATTAATGTCTTCCATAGTAGGAATTTCTTCAGGCCCTTCCAACTTATCTAACACACCCTCATAATATATACTCAAGCCCGGAGAGGCAGGTAACATAATGATAACGTGTTTAGGGTCAATCTCAAAATATTTTTCATCCGTGAAGGGTTGCACCCATCGTGAGAGCATCAACGATTCTGTCATGCCGGTCACCGTGAGTTTTGGAGAGACATGCATTAGAAGGGGTCTTGTGATTTCGTATTTGCCGTTATCTTCGGAAAGCTCACAAATGATATTTTCACCACTAATGAGCTTCAAGATTTTGTATGTATCTGTGTTCATCGTAGTTTTACCTTACTGATTTCATAGTTGAATTGTTCTGCATTGTATATATTTATGCGTTCTTGAAAATGGTTCAGTGTAAAGTTGGGTTGATCACGAAACGTCATATCATCTGCAATGTCAAATATCAAAACGGAATCTTTATTCTCCCCTGTACGCAAACCTCGTCCGATACTTTGGAGCACTCTAATTCTAGACTTAGATGGGCTCGCGAGCACGATGTTATGAATATTGCGAATGTTGATGCCAGTACTAAAAGTACCATACGAGGCGATGGTAATTGAATTATTTTCTTTCTCAACAATAGACCGTATCTCTTCACGTTCTGTAGTGCTAGTGTTTCCATAGATGAAAAACAACTTTCGCATCCTATCGTCAAAGAAACTCTCATTCTGAACCTTCTGTACTTTATCATATAACGGTTTACCATGTTTCTCAACTAACTGATATAGACATAGTGTGTTACCTTTCAAATGCATAAGTAACCCAGCAATGAATTCGTTTCTTCGTTCATGTTCTCCAAGAAACTGAAGTTCATCAGAATATGTCATTCTCTCTCGTATATTTTCATGTTTTAAAATAATACACTTGACTTTGAGATTAGCAAGAGATTTCTTCTCAATTAGTTCCTTTGTAGACACCACTTTTTCAACTGGACCAAATAGTCCCTCTAAAACAAGCTGATGCGTCTGTGTCCCGTCTAGGGTGCCTGTAAGACCAAATCTGTACTTACATAGGTGCAACTTAGTCATAATACCAGTAAGCGACTTTGCCTTGAACATATGCGCCTCATCACCAATCACGCAACCAAACTGTTCAAAATACTTTTTTGGCAGTTTATAGATAGACTGCCATGTAGAAATTACAACGTCTTTCTCAACTTTACTAGAATGTCCCTGATACACTCTTTGACAGTATGTACCAGAGCTCCAACCATAATCTTCGAAATCTGAATACATCTGTTCCACAAGTGAGGTAGTGGGAACTAGTATCAGGGTCTTTAACCCCATCATATGATAATAACGAACTAACGAATATATTACGAGTGATTTACCTGAAGCAGTAGGACTAACGATAAGAGCGCGATTTCTGGCAATACAGTGATGTACTGCATTAATTTGGTAGTCACGCACCTTGATAGATTTACCGGCGGCTCGGGGTTTAAGCGACCTGATGAAATCTCTGACAACCTGACGCACAACATTCCTATCATCTTCTACTCCTTCTTCTAATATATAGTCAATTTTGTTTTTTTGACAGAACCCTTTTATGTATTCTAATAGACCAACATATATCTCACCTGTTGCTGGAGAAAAGAGTCGTATCTTTCCATCCCACATTCGATTGCGATACATGGGCATAAACTTAAAACCCGGCACTTCAAAAGTAAAAAACTCAGCTAACTCTTGTCGAGTAGAATCTGTCATATCATCTAGGACTAGATATAC